CTCCTTTACCCTTGTTCATGTCTTGTCTTAAATTTTTTATATCTTTACGCATTTCATCTATAGCTTTAAATAATGTTTTCATTCTCTCTGCACAGATAGCTTCATGCTTTGATAATCTCATGCCTGTCATTTGACTTGTTAATTCTTTTGCTGTCATGGTTTTTTTTCTAGGCATCTTCTTCTCCTAAATGTTTTTCTATACAACCAAATCTTACATAAAGTTTATTTTTCTCAACTAGCTCTCTATCCATTTTTTTTATTACAGAACCAGCAATACTATAACCACTTATACCACAATCATAAAAAGTTCCAAACTGAATAGCAGGTTTATATGCTTCTTGGCAAGTTCCTGATAAAGCTGAACATATCTGCATAATTATAACAAATTTCATAATATTTAACTATAGTTAGGCAAGTGAGTATGTGGTGTGGAGTTAATACCCACTTGCAAATTTTTTTATATCAATTTTTTATTATAATATCAATTCTGTTAATTCAGAATCTTTACCTAATTTTCCTTTGTAAAAAGTATTAAAAGCTAAACTTATTCTAGTATTTGTTCCTTGTTTAACATCTACTTGATGTGTAGTTGATGATGGAAATAATATTAATTCACCACTTTTTACAGAAAACCACCATGTATGAGAGTTCCAAATATTAAAAGTTTTTATAAGTGGAACTATTTGTTGATAACGATTTGATCTTGTAAATTTAATCTTATCATTTTTTTCATCACTATTAAAATATAATACACCAGATATGATAGAGTTTGGATGCTCGTGCATGTGATGAAATTGATTTTCTTCTGTATAATTTAACCATGATTGAGTTATATAAAGTTTAATGTTTTCTTTTGGACATATAATTTTTTCTAAATAATCTTTACAACAATCGTCTAAAAATTTTTTAATGTTTTTTAATTCTTTTCTATTTAATATATAATTATCAGAACTACTTACATTACCATCATTTTTATTTACAAAATTTTTTTGAGATTGAACAAAGTTTAATTCATCATTTGTAAATAATCTGTTAATATCTGTTTTATAAACAGGTGTTGGAAATAAACTTTGTATTATGGGTTCTTTCATTAATAACACCAAGATACAAAAGAATATCTTGTTCCTTTTTTAACTGGTTTAACTAAGTGTGGATATAAGAATACTGAGGGAAATATTATAACATCACCAGGCTTAAATTTTATTTCGTAATCATCAAACATAATAAATTCACCACCTTGATAATTATCATTTAAAACTCCAACTATGCTTAATATTGGTATTCCTCGTTTTTCGCCAGAAAATATATTATGTATATGATCACAATGTTTAGACATAATTTGATTGTTTCTATATCTATTAAATCTTATTTGATTAAAACCTTTCCAACCATCAAAGTAATTTTCGCCTTTTTTATCAATTAAAATATATTTTTCTAACGCTTTCCAAGTTAATTCATGTAATTCTGTTAAATAAGTAAGATTGTTTCCAAAGCAAACATCAAGCTCTTTATCACCATTTAAAGGTTTTTTTACAAGATTTTTATCTGAATATTTGTGTTGTTCCCATTCTTTGTTGATAGACAACTCTTTTAAAGTTATATTTAGAACTTTTGAGGGAATCCAATTATCTAAATGTAAAATGTAATCTTTTAAATTTTTCACACCTTAAAATTAATTTATTATTCTTTTAAATCCCAAGTTTGATTATCTTCGTTCCATATATAATAAATATTATTATCAATTTGTTCCTGTGTTAATTGTGGTCTTTCAACAGGTGGATCATATAAACAAGTTGTTTCGTTTAATGTCCATGAATTGTAAATTTTTGGTGGAATAAAAGCATCTCTTTGTGGATCGTATTTATATCCTATACCAGCATAATTTTTTCTAAATGGTGTTCCACCTAATAAATGTTCGCCACCATTAGTATTATAAGAAGTTTGTTTCCAAACATCCCTTGAACCATATAAATTGTTTAAAAAATCTACACCAGCTTGTTCCGTTGTAGCAATATCATTTGAGACTACCTCAACTCTTTCTACTTTGTTTCCAACTCCTATTTTTGCAAAATGTGCCATAATAATTTCCTATGCTGTATAAGTTCCACTTCCTGTAAATTTAATAATTGTATCTGAACCACTTGTAGTAACCGTTGGACTTCCTGTTGTAGTACCAGGATAATTTGCCGTTGGAACTCTTAAAATAACTATACCACTTCCACCAGCACCACCATTTCGAGGACTTGAAAACGCTCCTCCTCCACCACCACCACCAGTATTAGCTGTACCAGCACCACCAGCACCTGTTGGATGTGATGATGAACCTCCACCTCCAGAACCACCAGATCTCGCCGCTGGACCTCCACCTGATCCTCCACCACCTCTTGTAGTTGCTGACGCATCTATTGATGAACTTAAACCATCACCGCCTGTGCCATTAGTACTTCCAGCTTCTGAAGCTCCACCACCGCCACCAGCACCTGGTCCTGGTCCTGCTCCACCATTAAAACCTTGATTTGTAGTTCCACTTCCACCAGATCTATTTGCTCCACCGCCACCACCTGATCCACCATCACCACCATCGACAGGGTCTCTACTACCAAAACCTCCACCACTAGATGTGATAGTTGTAATACCAGAACCTGCAATAGAAGAATTTACTCCTGTGCTTCCTTCATCACCTGATGGTGTACCACCAGCTCCACCCCCACCAATTGTAATCGTGTATTCAGCTGCAGGACTTAATGCTAATGCTGTTTCTGAACTTCCACCACCACCTGATGATTCAGAACTAAAAGAATTTCTATATCCCCCAGCACCTGCACCACCACCTGTATCATGACCACCTCCACCACCACCTGCAATACATAAAAAATCTGCATTATAAGTTTGTGGTGTTTCTAAAGCAACTGCACCATCATTAATAGGTATCCAACCTTGTGTAGAACCTGAATAAACAATATGAACTGTCTCTCTGTCAGTATCATAAACAGGAACAGGAGTTGTGTTTCCTTGAAATTTTGAACTATTTAAGTTTAAAGTTACCGCATTAGTACCCCAAGTTCTTGCAAAATCAGAAAAAACTAATTCATCTCCAACTGATGGTGATCCTGGAAGTGTAAGAGTACAAGCATTAGATGTCGTATTAATCCATATACCTTGTCCAGCAGATGCTGTATGTGTTGATCCTGTAACAATCGTTGATTGCCAATCAATACCACCTCCTGCTGCTGCAAAACTTAAATTACCAGAACCATCTGTTTTTAAAAATTGATCTGCTGATCCATCTGCTGCTGGAAAAGTTAAATTGTCTATTGTTACTTGTCCACTTCCTTTAGGTAGAATTGATATGCCAATATTAGTATCTCCACCAGAAGCAGTAAAAGTTGGTTTATTACCAGTAGCTGCATTATTGTAAGTAATTTCATTAACCGCAGAGCTAGTAGCAGTTAGTTTAAATAATTCATTACCATTAGTGTCTAAAATAGATGTGCCTATTTTAGGTGATGTTAAAGTTTTATTGGTTAAAGTTTGTGTTCCATCTGTTGATACATCACCAGAACCATCTGCACCAGAGTAACTAAAGTGTACTCCAACACCATCTGTGTTTGAAAATGATCCTGCACTCACTACATGAGTTACTGGAACTTTAGTATAACCTGAAGCATCTGTTACCGCACCAGATACTTTAAATGTTGCATAAGTAGATGGTGTACCTTCTTTAGTTACAGTTACAATTCCTCTTGCTGCTGCATTAGATACATCATCCCAAGATTGTACAAATGAAGTTATGTCTGCACTCGCATCATCTGCATCATCTACAAATAAAACTGAAACACTTGATAGTGTACCATTATTAAAAGCAATTTTACCTGCACCTGGATCAGCATCAGAAGTTGAACTGCTAAATGTCATTGATAACTGTGAGTTTGTACCAGCAGCTCCAGTTGCACCTGTAGAACCAGTTGATCCTGTAGCACCTGTAGAACCAGTATCTCCTTTATCACCAGTTCTTGTAAAATGAACTGATAATTCATCTGCTGCTGAAAAAGTATTGTTTGAAACTAAATGTGTAACAGCTAACTTGTTATAACCAGAAGCATCTGTTGATGATCCTGTTATAGAAAATCTTGCATAAGTTGAACTATCATTAATATCTACAATATGTAAATAACCTTTGATACTAGATGTTGAATCATCCCAAGTTAAAACATCAGCAGAAGAAGTTGCACCATTAGCATCTGCATCATCTATATAAATTTCTGTAACAGATGCGTATGTTCCATTGTTAAATGCTATTTCTCCAGCACCAGGATCTGTATCAGATGTACCTGTATCAAACTTATAAAAATATCCTGGTATTGCACCATCTTCACCAGATGCTACAAAAGATATAAATACTTTATCATCATCAGCAAAAGTACCAGCAGTATCTATGTAAACTAAACTTATTTTAGAATAACCACTAGCATCTGTTATTGCACCAGTTACTTTAAATACCATCCAAGTATCTAAAGTATTTGCTTTTGAAATTCTTATTCTTCCTCTGTTAGTATCATTACCAGTTACATCATCCCAACTTTGTACCCATGCTGAAACATCTGTTCCATTAAATTCTAAATCATCTATGTACATTTCAGTTGCACTAGATATTGTTGCGTTGTTTAATCTAAATTTTCCTGCTCCAGGATCTGCATCACTTGTTGTTGTTGAATATTGAAACATTGCACTATCTCCACCAGCAGGTAGAAAATCTGCAACTGTTGTTAAATTACCATCACTATCAAATCCCAAAGTTTTAGATGCTCTTGTACTTGCATCATCTGTAAACTCTGGTGATGAAATTGTATTGGTTCTTGAAACTTTAAATGATCTATCCAACTCTTCTTGCATTTGTTGAATCGTCATTGTTGCACGATCCAAACCCTCTTCGTGTGATTCCGCAGGGAATGGATCATTAGCAATATAATCTATTGCCTGTGTTTGCGGAACAGCTCTTCTGATTACAACTGTTTCACCAGATGCTGGAGTGTTTCCAGAAGTAAATGTTACATTACCACCTGAAGCATCTCCTACGCCAGATACTGTATAATGAGTTGTCAAAGTTTTGACAGTTTCAGTTCCTGTAGATGATCTAATTATTACCTGTAAATCTGTGTTCGCAAATATCTTAAATGTGTAGGCAAAAGCTGTTGTGCTACCATTACCTGAATATGAATTTTTTACTGTAGTTGAAGATATTGTCATATTAGTTTCTCTATATTATTATTCTCCTAATTCATCAACAATTATATTGTTGATATTTTTAATTATCAGAGCATTTTGTAGTGCTATCAAAGATAGACCTTGTTGTACATCTCTTTTTGATGCCTGATATGTTGGGTCAAAAGCCAACTTTGTTAAGTTTCTAGTAGTATCAAATGTTGAACTTATTAAATTTACTGTTGGTATACCACTAAAAAATTGAGATGCTATTTCTGTATTTCTACCATAACTAAATGGAAGATCATCCATGAAAGGATATAAAGCGGTATCTATTGCACCTGGTATAAGTGATGACCAAGATGATCTTAAAAATCCAATCTTTGCTAAATTTTCTGTAGATAATCTTTTCTCTAAAAATCTTTTTTGATCTTTTCTACCAAATGAATTTATGTATTGTTGTACTGCGTAGAATTGTACAGCTCCTATCATTGATGCCATAAATGCAGAATAAGTATGAAAATCTTTACCTCTAGTTTCTGCAAGAACATACAGTCTATTCATTAATTGTTTTGTATATGAACCTAATGTAAATGTTCTAAATTGTGTTATAATTCTAGCATAATCAGAAGTAAACCATCTATTCATTGTACCCACATCATTTCTTTGTACAACTCTATCTATAAATCTTTGCATACCAATACTATAATGTGATCTTGCTGTAGGCGTCCAATTATCTAAACCTATACCTTGATATTTACCATCTTTATAAACAGAATGTTTACTTATTTGATCTGCAATTTCGTTAAACTCTTTTTCATTCCAACCAAAATATTTATATCTAATTTGATCTCCTTTTGATAATTTATCAAACACTTTTGTTGTTTTATGTTTTTTAATTAAATCATTTACATTATTTGATATTTTTAAAGCTAATCCTCTTCCTGCAATAATCTGTGAATACATAGTCATAGGATTTAAAAAAGATATATCAGCTACAAATCTTTTAGCTTTCGCTGCATATAATTCTGTAGCATCTAATCTACTACCTGTAGAATCTAAAGGTATATCAAGTTCGTTATCTAGTCTTCCTACAGGTGAGTGCATAAATTTATCTAATCCAACTGGTACTCCTTGTGATCTTAACTCTTCTAATATTTCATCATCAAACTTAACTTCACCTGCTCTTAATTTATTAAGTATATCTTTAAAACCAGGATTTGCTTGAAGAAATGTTTTTAATCCAACTTCAGAAACAGCTTGATAAAGTTCAGCACCTTGAGCAAAACCAACCTGACCAAACAATCTTAAAAAGTTATAGTCTTGAGCAAGTCTTGCCATTCTTCTCATAAATCCATTTGGATCACCATTTTTTTCTAATGGAGATTGTTTACCAGTAAGAGAGGCAACTATTACTTCTATGTTTTCTACATCTCTATAAATATTTTTGTATTTAGGATTTGCCTCACCTCTTTCTTTTACTTCTTGTAAAAAATCTACATATTCTTTATTGTTTTTAAAATTACCAAAACGAGCCATTGCTGCAGCTCCTAAAACTTGTTGATTATATCTTTTTAATAATCTTGTAAGATTTCTATCTGTCAAATCTTTTACTGATAATGAATCTATAGTTCCTGTTTTATTATTTTTAATATCTATTCTTTCATTTAATTGAAATGGCAACCTTGTTCTAGCATTAGGATCAAGTGTATTACCTGAACCTTTTTGTATTTTATCTAATATTATTTTTATTTGTTCTTCAGTTAAATCAAGACCTTCTAAAAATTCTCTAATAACAGCAGTATTTGAACCCTGAAATGCTCTTGCTAAATCTGTTTCTTGACCATAATATCTTGAGTTACTTATTTTACCTACAATTCTTTTGATCATTCTTGTAAATAATTTATCACCTAAATCACCTTTCATATCTCTTAAAGCATTAGCAAAAACCAATTC